ACCACAACAGCTCTTGAGAACTCAGATAATATTCTTAGTAAATACCTGGAAAAGTTAGATTCAGAGTTCACCACTCAAGATGTGCGGATTAAAATTTTATGCAGAGACTACCCGCGTGAGTATGAAAAGAACTATATGCCTAACTTGTTGAAGCTCTCACCAGGTGAATACTCTGAAGTTGCACTTTTGGCTGATAGGGATTTGGTTTTGGATCACTACAAAGAGAAAGATGCTATTCAGTGCTAAAGCTTTCTTACTTCTGAAATATTAAATCTTTATATTGGACTTAAGACCTCTCATGACCAGGTCTGTAATAACTAAGTAAAGCATCACTAACCCGCTATCCGCGGGTTTTTCTTTATGTAAGGTAAGTGTAACCTTGTCTTTAAATGTTACATTATAATAATTAGTATAAAGATACCTATGATTCAAAAATAGAAAGGTAAATATTAATGAAATATTTGTTAGGTGCAGCATTGTTAGGATTAGCAATTACTGGCTGTACTTCAAATCCAAAAAACGAAGTGGTTCAAGAAAAAGTTGTGAGCAATACTCCAGCTGAAACTCAGGTAATTAACTTTACTGGCCCAATGGATCTTACAGTTGAATTGAAATCTTCGGATAATTTTGAAACAGCTTTAATGACTGATAACTCTGGCAAGGTCTATCACCTTAAACGAGCTATTTCAGGAAGTGGTGTGCGTTTAGCCAATAATGATGGTGTTTCAATTCACTTCAAAGCTGGTGAAGGTATTGTAGAGTTTATGAAAGACAAACCTATCAGTATTACTGAATACAAAAAATAAGATTATTGCTCTAGGACAACCCACCCCATTGGTGGGTTGTCTTTTTATTATATGAAGTAATATTCCTATTTATTAACCGATGGAATTTCTAGAAAATTTAAGTAAAGTGAATTAAGTTTTTGAATAATTAGTGAGCTAATCAGTTTAAAATTATAATATATGACGCTGTAGTCTAAAAATTGTTTTTCCATATCTCTCTTAGTACAAATACGGACTAACTTAATGAATAATATTAACTTTAAGAATTTCGAAGAAGCTGGCCAAGCCATTTTAAAATTCTTATCTCAACGATTTGGATTTAAGCTATGGATGATTACCCGTACTGAAGGTGATGACTGGATCGTGTTACTAAGTGAAGATAATGGCTATAACGTTAAGCCAGGACAAGTATTTCGATGGGCAGATTCTTTCTGCTCACACATGGTACAAAATAATGCGCCCCGCATTGCCCCTTACTCGCCCGATGTTCAAGTTTACGTAGACGCACCTATAAATCACTTAGTCCCAATTAAAGCCTATATCGGCCAACCTCTGTATAAAGAAGATGGGTCCCTTTTTGGCACTCTCTGTGCAATCGATCCTGAACCTCAATCTAAAAATCTGGTCGAGGAAGCTCCATTATTTGAGCTGCTAGCACAAGTGCTTAGCTATAATATTCAAGCTGAATTAAAAGCCGCTGAGTACATACGTAAAGCTGAACGGTTTGAAATGGAGGCATTGTCCGATCCCATGACTGGCCTTTTTAACCGTCGTGCTTGGGACCAGTTAATTGTATTAGAAGAAAAGCGCTGCAAGCGATATGGTCACCCTGTTGCTATTCTCATGATTGATCTTAATGACCTCAAAATCACCAATGATACTTTGGGGCATGCTGCAGGTGATGAACTCATTCAAAAAATGGCTTTAACCCTCAAAAACACTGTACGCAATAATGATATTGTCGCTCGTCTAGGTGGTGATGAGTTTGCTGTACTCAGTATTGAAACCAACCGAGAAAATGCGGATAAACTTGCAACCAGAATTCAAACTGCTATTGCAAAAGCTGGCATTAGTGCTGCAATTGGTTTTGCAATGCGAAATCCCACATACGGTCTATCAGCAGCTATCATAGAGGCAGATGAAAAAATGTATCAGGATAAAGCCCTAAGCAAATCACCTGAGACTAATTAATAAAAAACGCGAACCCGACGCGGCTCTTGGAGCGGGTGGAGAACTTATGCTTGAATTAATTGTTATTGATATATCTGAAACTAAACCAAAATCACTCTATGCTAGACAATTCAAAACCCATCCTCGCGTAGGTGAATGGATTGAAATAGATGAAAATGACGAAGGGGTTTTATATGAAGTTGTTAAGGTTGCTCACTCGACAAATGGTGGTGATTCAGATTTATACGTAAAGCCTCTAGGACTAACTTATGAAGTTGTTGGGAATCTTTGTGGTAAAAGTGATTAGCGATATTTAAATGGTTTTCGCTTAAATCATTAGGATTAGTAATTAAAACACCGATAAGTTTCACCCCAGTTAGTGGAGATGAATCCATTACCTCTATTAACTGACCTTCTTTTGTAATACCAATCATTCTAATGACTCCAAACAACCCATCCCTGTGATGGGTTTTCTTTTGTCTATTAAAGCATAAATTAAGAATTAAGTAACTTTTATTACTTTAAGTGTTGACTATTCAGGTAAGTTAACTTACCTTTATCTCACAGACAACAAAAAGCCCCAGCGTTGCGGTAACAACCTGGAGCATGACCCATCACCCTACTGAGTGAGATAAGTATGACAACTAAATTCAATATTCTCAAGTCTGCATTCATTGCAGCATCAATCAGCGCGGGGATAGCAGTAGCTTACGCTTTCCAGCCTGCCAAAGTGGTTGATGATAATCCTCAAGTGGTTATCACAGCTCAAAAATATGAAGTGCTTAAACGTACTTGCCATGAAACCTGTTTTGCTACCGTCAAAGCTGACGAATACAACATCTATGTCGAGTATGCACTTGATGATGTCTCAGTCGAGTTCTTAGACATTCTGAACGTGGTGCATTTTGACAAAACGATTAATGCCTATGTTGATCGTTATGAGATTGAAAAGATTAATGCTGCGATTGTAGAGGGTGTGAAATGACAAACCTTCATGATCAATTCGCCATGGCTGCAATGCCAGCCCTAATAATGATGGGTCGCACTGAAGAAAAAGTGGCTGAACTAGCTTACAAGCAAGCTGATGCAATGGTTGCTGAACGCGAAAAAGGTTCAAGTGAAAGCGTGCATAGCATCAAATTGGATCTGATTAAAAGAATCCAAGAAGAACGCGGTATTGATGTGAGCAAATCACCTTTAACTGTTAAGCATTTACTTCGCATTTTAATCGACGGCGAACTCCCATTCTGAGAAGGATAATAAAAAATGAATACACAAGTAAATCTGCAAGAAGTTGAAAGCGCACGTCAAACATGGCTTGAAGCACGCCGTTTGGGCATTGGTGGTTCAGATGTAGCGGCAATTTTAGGTCTAAGCAAATACCGCTCCCCATATCAATTATGGCTGGATAAAACGGGTCGTACAGACGTCGAAGATTCTCAAAGTGAGGCGTCTTACTGGGGCAATACCCTTGAAGATATCGTGGCAAAAGAATATGCCAAGCGCAACGGTGTGAAGATCCAGCGTGTGAATGCAACTCTGGTGCATCCCGAATATGACTGGATGCGTGCCAATATTGACCGCGCCATTATCAATCCCGATATCTCAGGCAACGTTCGTATCAAAGATGGAAAGTTGACCACTGACCATATTCTGGAATGCAAGACTGCTAACCAGTACCTGGCGAAATTGTGGGGTGATGAGCAGTCTGAACAGGTGCCAGATTACTACCTGACACAAGTGCAGTGGTACATGGGTATTACGGGCGCTTCGATGTGTGGTCTAGGTGTGCTGATCGGTGGCCAGAAATTCCGTAGCTATCAGGTGGCATTTGATCCAGAGCTGTTTGAAATGCTGACAAAAGAGTGCTCCAAGTTCTGGCTTGAGCATGTGCAAAACGATGTGCCTCCTGCTCCAACCACGTTTGATGATGTGCTGCATCGTTGGTCTACACACAATCCCGACCAGGCTGTTCAGGCAGATAACGAACTTGCCAATCTGGTTGCTGAATACAAGGACTTAAATAAGACCATCAAAGAAGCTGACGCTGAACTGGATGATTTGAAGCTGCAAATCTGCACCCGTATGGAAGATGCAGAAATGATCATAGCTGAGGATAAACGCCTTGCAACATTCAAATATCAGGAACGTAACACGCTGGATAGCAAGGCTCTGAAAGCAGCCCATCCTGACATCTACGAGCAATTTGTTAAGACTTCAAGCACCCGTGTGCTGCGCATTAATTAAGATTTATAGGTAAAAGAATATGAACTCAATTGTTAAAACAAACCCGAACACCGCTGTTAATTTCTTAACTCCTAACAATCTGCAGGAAGCAATGCAAATTGCTGAAATTCTTGCCGGTTCTGACATCGTGCCTAAAGACTACCAACGTAAGCCAGGCAACATTCTTGTTGCCATGCAATGGGGTGCTGAGATTGGTTTGCAACCACTTCAAGCAATGCAAAACATTGCGGTGATTAATGGCCGCCCTTCTATTTGGGGTGACGCAATGCTCGCCCTTGTGCGTGGATCTGGCTTGCTTGACTTTATTCGTGAAGAACTTTCCGAAGACGGTCAAAAGGCTATCTGTACTGTGAAGCGTAAAGGTGAAGAACCTGCTGTATCCGAATTCAGCATGGAAGATGCGAAACGTGCTGGTCTATCCGGTAAGCAAGGCCCATGGACACAGTATCCAAAACGCATGATGAAGTTGCGTGCTCGTTCTTATGCCCTTCGCGATGTATTCCCAGATGTGTTGAAAGGTATGGCGATTGCTGAGGAAGAGCAGGATAAAGAAATCGATATAACACCAGCTGGCGTACCTGGAACAGAAACCAAGCCGAATACAGGCGCATCTGCTCTGAAAAGCCGCCTGAAAAAGAAAAATGATGCTGTTGATTCTTCAGCTAAAGAGCTGGATCTGAGTGTGTATTACATCAACATCAAGGATGCACGCACATTAAACCAGCTTGAAAAAGTGGGTGAAGAAATTGCAGCACTAAACCTTGGCGAACCAGCCAAGTCTGAAATTGGCGAAGTATTTAAAGAGAAACGCCGTCAATTGAAAGAGCAAGTGAAATTGCTTGTTCAGTCGATTGTCGACCAGATCAATGATGCTTCGGACATGAATGCTCTCAACCAGATTATGGAAAACGAATTTGAGCCAGCATCAGGCGAGATGACTGACGAGCAGATCGCACAAATTAATTCTGCTTATGAAGCCCAAGAAGCAGCACTTACACCATAAGGATTGTGATTGCACCCCTCTTCGGGGTGCATCTGGAGTATATAAGCATGATTTTCAAAATTAAAAAGAAACATGAAGCTGGTTTCAAACTTTGGCTGGAAAAGCTGGGTTATGCAAAGAAAGAACTTGCAGATGGTAGCTCTACTTTTTCAGGCAAAGGCACACGTAAAGCACTGAGCTATGTGTTTTTAAATAACGATTTAACAGGCAATGCAGCATGCCAGATGCTATTTGGTGAATATGAAATGCATCTGCGCTGCCCAAATGTTTCGAGTGAAACCAGCGAAAACTTAGCAAAGATTGTGGCTAATCGGATTATGAAGGCGGCGTGATGGATAGTACTAATCAAGTAGTTAATCCAGTTCCTTTTGATGACGCTCAGTGGTTCTGGTGCACCAAATGGTGTGAAGAAAAAGGTTTAAGCCCATACGATGCTAAAAACTGGGCTGATGCGAAATTTGAATATTTAAAACTGCAGGAGAAAAACAGTGACTGAAGTTCAAGAAAACATTGCTGTATCCAAAGGTCAGGAAGAAAACGTTATTGATAGATTTATTGCTGACGGTGGTTTTGATCAGGCTTTTAAGGATGTGTTTGGTTTACCGGAATCAGTACAACAAAGTTTAAAAGAGGTAACTTAATGGCTCGATACACCATCACCGTTGAAGCCGAAAGACCGCCTCAAATTATGCTGGGTCAGACTATCGGTGGTGCAACGGTGAAGGAGCTTAAAGAGGTTGAAGTCGAACTGGTTTCAGCTTCTTATCTGGCTCAAAAATACAATCTGTCAGTGACCACGATTCGAGAAAAATTAGTTTCGATTAATCAAGGCACACAAGGCAAGGCGCTATACAATCCAAAGTTGGCCCATGACCTGCTGACAACCAAAGTTAAAGTAGGCAGACCGAGAGCTAATTAGCTCTCACTGTCGTTAAACATTTCTACCAAATCCTGAGCATCTGGATTGTAATAAGTATTCACCAGCATTGAGATAGTTTTGTGGCCTGTAATTTTGGCTAGCACTTCAACCGGTAATTTTCTCACCTTCACCATTTTAGTGATGGCTTCATGTCGTGAATCATGGAAGTTAATATGTGTAAGCCCTGCTCTTTTTTTTGCTCTCATCCATGTAGCACAACATATCTGCTTATCAATGGGCAGAAGTTTATCTGTTCCTTTAGGTAATAAAGAAAGCAGTCTTTTGGCTTCACCAGATAAAGGCACGTTTCTGGATTCACCATTTTTTGTCATCGGTAAATGCACAAAGCCTTCTTTAATATCCTTCCTACGCATTGCCAGTATTTCACCCTGACGCATAGCAGTTTCCAGAGCAAATCGAAATGCCCATGCTACATAGTGACGTGACGTTTCTGGTGTTGTAGATCCATCCCAGCTTAACGCCTTTAGCAACAATTCTTGATCTTCTTCTGTAATACGCTGGCTTCTGGATTTTTCCTTGCTCGGCATCGTGACCGCATGCCAGACGTTAGAATCAATCAAAAACAGTTCTTTCATGGCATAGGTAAACACGGCTGAATAAATGGCGTGTTCATTCCTGAGTGTTGCTATCTTCACTTCTTTTTTACGGTTATTTCGCCATTCTGCAATGTCAGCAGGCTTGAAATCATAAATAGACTTGTCAGCTAAATTTGGTGCAATCCGGTCAAGGTTTTTAATTTTAAAATTGATAGTCCGTGCAGATCGCATGTGACGACCATGCTCTTGATAGTATCTAGCACAAAGGTCCCTAAATGGATAATTCGGCTTTTCGCCTTGTTCTATTGCCTTTTTACCAGATCGAAGTTCAAGCAATTTATTATAGGCCCACTGTTCACATTCCTTCGCTGTGTCTCGGGTGGCTGAATATCTTTGCTTGTCGAAAGTGACAATGATGCGCCAGCTGGACCCTCGCTGGATGGGTTTGGGTATTTTCATTTTATTGGTGCAGATTTGGTGCAGATTACTTTGCAT